GTGAAAGTATTAGGCAATTAAACGAACAACGTATTAAACCAACGCAAGAGCAACTAGGATTTGGTTATATCCAAAGGGACTCAGACGAGAAAGTTCAGGCTCCTGCTGGTGGCAGTGCATTGTTTGATGTTTTCCAAAAGGCTGGGTATGGCGGAAGCGAAAGCGAATTTTACGCTGAGTTTTTTCCTGATGCTACTGAAGAAGACAAGAATTTAATGTCTCCAGGCTTAGGCAAATCAGGATCAACTAAAGGCGTGCAAGGATTAATGGGATTCAGTATGCCAGATTTTTCTGATCCTTTTGCAGCAATGGGTTCACTGGATCAAATGCTTTCGGATGATAATATAAACAAGAAAGAGACGTATAAGCCGCGTCGGTCTAATTATTTCAAATACTTTACAGAAGAAGAAGACGAAGAAGCGCCTTCTTTCTTTGGTGGTGGAATCGGCTCTTTATTTGGTTAACAAACATGTCAGATAAATCACGTAAAGCGGCCAGTGCTGCAAAAATTCACAAGGATTCCATGGAGTGCAACAAGCCTCGGCGAGACGTGCAGGGGGGTAAAAAGTCTGTTGTAAAAGCATGTGAAAACGGGCAAGAAAAAATCGTACGTTTTGGTGACGCCAACATGGAAATCAAACGAGACAACCCAGAACGTCGCAAAAACTTTCGTGCCAGACACAACTGCGACGAACCCAAGAGCAAGTTGACGGCTGGTTACTGGTCGTGCAAAGCCTGGTGAATTAGGCTAAACTGCTGACGTTGTTACCTCAACACCATGGCAAAACCCAAGTCAACCTCATTGGTCAAAATTGAAGCCAAGCCTAAGCTCACCCGTCAAGGCGACGGCAAGCATTCCAAGCCCAGTCACGGCCGCAAGCTATCTCGCGGTCAAGGTAAGTAAATTGTGTATGATTGGAGGTAATTGTAGTTACCTCCATGGCGGATCTTTCGCATGCCGTTAACCTAATTCGTAAATACGAAGGGTTTAACGAAAAGGCATACCCCGATCCGTCATCAGGCGGCGAGCCATACACCATCGGGTTTGGGACTCAGTTCTACCCCGATGGTTCTCCCGTCAAGCGTGGCCAGTGTTGCAGTAAGGAAAAAGCACTGGAGTATCTCTTCCATGAGGTCTCTGTTATTGACACGCAGCTTTCAAAGCTAAACCTTGGCCTTGATGACAGCATGCGTCAGGCTTTGCTTTCATTCATTCATTCCATTGGCTGGGAGCCATTTTTGTATGGACGAGTGATTGACTGCATTGAACACGAAGATTTTGGCGCAGCTACAGAAGAGATCGGTCGGTGGGTCTTTGATGAAGACCACCAAGTAATTGGGAGCCTGCTCCACAGGCGTCGTGAAGAATCTCATCTTTTCCTTCGGGAAGTTGGTGCCAACACCTTGTCTTCTTCCGATGTACTGCTTGCTGCATTCCGCAACTACACTGCTGCTCCGCACCAGGTAAAAGCCATTCGCTTCCTGGAGCAGGGACTTAGCCCGTACCTTCTTGCACAGTTTGCCAACGAGTTTCGGATTGACGATGATCCCTGGGACGATTACACCAGTGATGCCGTCAATTTGGAATTCAGCAGCTAGGCTTAGAATACTTGCAGTAAAGAAATGCAAAGCGGAATGGAGCGGTCAGTTGAACCCAGGGAATTTGAACTTCCTCTAGAACTCCAGTTTGCGATGCGCAAAGCCGAGCTTCAGGCTCAAGAGATGACCTGGGATGAGCTTCACGCCGCTTTGCTGAACCTTTACCACCAACGCTTGATGGAATGGTACGCCATTCGGGACATCATGGCGTCTGAAGACATTGAAATCGACTGGGATCACCCAACCGACATTGAGCTAGCAGAACTCGCCGCCGCATGTTTGTACGACGACGAGGATGAGGACGAAGATACCTGTCAGCCCTTCTGAACTTCGTCCAACTCAACTAGCCGAGAGAGGTACCACTGTGCTTTTTTCAGTGATTCTGTCCCGCCTTTATGTTTCTCACGCCACACATACTTGGCAATATTGCCCTTTAGGTATCCGCGATACTCTTCGGCGGTTAGCTGGGCCTCGATTGCTTCGATACATTCGATCCCTCCGTCAGCGTAGTGCGGGGGATGATTGACCAAGTCCTCCTGGATAACGGGAGGCTTTTCTTTGGTGGCCCAGGGCACTGGGCACACACCATCCTTGCATCCGTTATCGTCTATCGGAGCAAACCACGACGTTTCGCCGAAAGCATCTTCTCCGATTCCCCTGGACCCTGCAGCTCCAACACTAAGGTCTTGGGACGGGGCGATGCTCCCATTGACATCCCCTGTTCCATCGAGGGAATGTACCCCGTCGTTCCAAGCCGTGCTCCCTCGAGATTCAACGGATTCCTTTCGAGTCCCTGCTCGCATAGCGTTAAGCCCCTGTTATACATGTCATACAATGGTACATCATTTTCTTCGTTGTCAAGAGGCGCACCGAAATCTTCTTCAGTAAGACAACGGCAGTCCAGTTCATCTTGAACAAAGCTATCCAGGAACCCTGCGGCGGAATGCATCACGGTGTTTAAGCGATTTACTTCTCTTACAATGATAAGATGGCAAACACTTATAGACCTACATACGATCCAGGTGTTAACTCTGGAACTTCAGGCGCTGAAGTATCGGACCTAAGGCCGGAGCAAGCGTATGACACAGATATGCGGCGTGTTGAACCACAGGAGCGTTCAGCTGCAGCCTCGGTCAACAGCAAACAAGACCGTGTTGAAAAATTTATGCGGGCAGCAAAAACTGCTGGTGCATACCAACAAAGGTCTCAAATTGCCGAACCTACCGTTTTTAATGAAGACGGAGATGCCTATGGGACTGTAGGTAGTACGGCATATTCCCGTAAACCACAGTCCCAATTTGGCAAGGCGTTTTAAACCTGAGAGAACACCACGTTATGTGGTTGATCTTGATACTTGCCCTTCCGGTCCTGGTAGCTAACCTCGCAAGGGTTGCCCCGGTAGAAGAGAAGTTGAGTGATCCCCTCGTTCGCGTAGATGCGATTGAACAGTCCGGTGCAGTTACTGATTTCCAGCGTCAGGTAACCTTCCCAGCCGCTTTCAGCAGGCGTAATGTTGACCAGGATGCCTGAGCGGGCGTACGTAGATTTGCCAACTGCAACCACAGTGACATCACGTGGCAGCTTCAGACGTTCTTGCGCAACACCCAGACAGTAGCCGTACGGAGGGAGCAGGAAATACTGACCACGTTCGTCTTCTAGGAGATCGGCAGGTTTGAGGATGTCAGGATCAAAGTTCTTCGGATCACAGTCCCCAGCCTGGACCTTACCAAAAATTAAGCACTGACCAGGGGAAAGCCTAATGTCATAGCCGTATGAGCTAAGACCGTAACTAAGAAGTTTGCGTCCGTTTTCTTTGTTAACTAGGTGATCAACAAAGGGTTCAATCATCCCCTTTTCTTCGGCAAGTTGCTTGATCTCCCAGTCGGCGAGGACGCTCATGGTTCCTTGTAATCGTCTTTCAGTATACCCGGTTCAAGAAAGGATATGCCCACGTTCCGAGTAAATGTCTATAAACCGTTCGGTCGCTTCACCTGAGGAGTCCATGGGAGGCAAGTACACAAGAAAAGAAGTGCATGTTATTGCAGGTTCGATTTTCCCTTGGCGATGCCTGTTAAGTTTTGGTATTGTTTTTAGAATGCACATGGGAAACTTAAAGATTTTAGGCTCGTAACGAATCATGTCAGGGCAGTTGCTGAAGTAAAGACCTTGCTTTACTTGACCCGACAGCCATTCGTGGTACAGACGCCGAAACCACACGGCGTGAGAAGATGTTAACGACAAAGACGAAGCTCGGGTCATCTTCCACTTTTCATTCTTTTTGTCCCAGAAGTAAGCGCCGGCAGGCGGAAACAAATACACGTTTCCATACCAGAGTTGCGTATTTAACGCATCGTCTGACGGCGTGTAAAACTGTTTGGCCTGCACGTACTCATTAGCAATCCTGGAACTTGCTACGTCTAAATCGATGCCGCCCATCAGCTCATTAGCTGCACACACAAGGTCAGAGCTGGTAATCCACTCAATTTCCTCGGCTTTAGATTTGACCTTCCGAACACCGTCACTCATTTCTTTTCGTTCACCTTGTTGTAATCAATTTCTAGATAACGCATGCCCTCGTGATCATTGATGAGGTAACCAGCTTTTTCTAGCGGATCAATTTTTTGCGCCGCCCCAAGAACACGCCGGAATGTTTCGGCAAGGTCTCCGTCATTTTCACGTTCACACTCCTCTTGTGCAGAATGCAACTCTTTAAGTGTCATAAAGAACATCGAACGCTCTTTGTTTTGGGGCTGGAAGACCATGACGCCTGGCCCCTCAATTTCCCACATCTTGCAGTAGTGCTGGCCCATGTCGCCAAGAATCAGCTTCAAAGTGCCTTCAAGTACTTTGGCCTTGGTATCGTCCATCTCTGGACCGATGACAGAAGCAATCAGTTTTTCACGTCGACTTGACATTTCTCTAGTAGCCCCTGGCGTTGTAAAGATTCTAAAAGTTTTTTGGTGGGTTGGTACAACACAACCAACTTGCCAAGGATACCGCGTTTTTTAACAAGGCGCCCTGTGTTGTCTCGTACCTTGTTAAATTCACCTGAGCGAATCAGATACTCAGCAACGCATCGAAGGCGTCTCTTCAAAGGTAATTCTGCCTGTGGGAATTTACCACAGATCGTATCGGGCTGTAAATCTTGGAACACAAGCCGCAATCGATTTGCCAGGGTCATATTTGAATTGGCGTCTTCCTCTTCGTATTTTTTTAAGTTTTCAAGGTATCGACGCAGGCACCCATCATCGAATGAGCCACTGGGTGGCAGAAACATTTCCACTTGGTTGGCCAGTGACTCAGGTAATGTCTCCTGGTAATTATCGATGGTGACTTCATCGATATCCACAATTTGAAATCGATGTGCCATCACTCAAGAAACTGGTTGGTCGACTTGTACATGTGTGGCCTACTTCGCAGATCACTTGGTACAAGGTCTCGGTTTTTGGCAAAGGATTGAACCAGTTGATTCCAGGGAATTCTTAGCACTGCTTTGCGGTGGGTACCAGGGGAAACATTGACGTAATGAATGCCTTCTACCCAGCCTTTGTCAGGTTCTTTCCTTCCGATTGCAATCCAATTCCGCACCGTCTGGTCAGATACCCCAAGACGTCTACTACATTCTTCGGTCGAAATATATTCATCTGCATAAGCATCAGGACATAAAGCGTCCGTTTCTCCGTTTGAATAACGGCTATGCCACATGGAAGCAAGGATATTTCGAATTCCTTTTAGCTCTTGCGCAACATCTTCAAGCCCTTTTCTAATTCCGTAACTCATAGCAACAGGCGTTCTGTTTATATGTTAGTCTGTCGGGAAAACCATCTGTGACAATGGAAGAACAAGTTTCGCCCAGTCAATTACCAATGCAGCCTCCTGCACGTCCTCAGATCACGCCTGAGCAGCTGGAGGAAATGAAAGCTATTGCCCGTGAGCGAGCTATTCAGCAGACCATGGCGCAACGTACAGTAATGATGCCGCAGCCGCAGCAGCAACCTCAAGTCATTTATGTACGGCGCAATTTCACCGTTGCAGAAATTTTTCTGGTGATTTTGCTTTCTTGCGGAATTGTAACAGGGGTTCAAATTGGATGGAATGCCGTCTCTAATTTTCTTCCTCGCATTGAAGTAAAGGTGCGTTGAATAAAAGGCTCTATAATTGAAAACATAGATATATCGCAACAATAGCAGGTGGCAAATAGAAGGATTACGGAGTTCCCGGCCATCAACGGGCTCGACATTAACGAACAGGACCTTCTTACGTTGGTCCATGTTTTTGAAGTGGACCCTACGCTACGCAATAAGAAGATTACATTTGAGCAGTTTAAAGATTATTTAAACATCTACTACGCCTCTACTAGTGGCACTACCTTTAGTGGCAACATTGCCATCTCTGGGAACCTAACCGTTTCTGGACTTGGTAGCTTTGGTACAATTCTTTCTTCTGGCCTCAGCACATTTAGTGGTATTGTTGTCCAAAATAATGCCGTAGTTAGTGGTACCGTAAGTGGCGCCACGATTACAGGTGCTAACCTGCAAGGCGTCAACGTCAATGCAACTACTGTTACTACAACCACTGCAACCGGCACTACAGCGTTATTTACCAGTGGTCAGTATCAATCCCTGTCTGGTGCAACAATTACCGGCGGACAAGGCTCTTTCACTTCTGGGACGTTTGTAAATTTAAGCGGTACCTCAATCACCGGCACAACCGTAGCTGCTACTACGGGCACATTCCAAACCCTTTCTACTCCTGTTCTTAACGTCAGCGGAAACCTTTCTGTTGCTAGTGGATTAACAGTAACGGAGACGGCACAATTTGCTGCAGGCGTACAAGTCACTGGTACGTTATCAGGCACAACAGTCACTGGTACAACGGCAAGGTTTAGCACCGTTAGCGGGGTGTCTGGTGTATTCACTACGAACCTTTCTGGCGCAACTATTACTGGTAATACGGTACTTGTTAGCAATATTACAGGAGTATCAGGAGTATTTACAACACAGGTTTCAGGTGCAACCGTCACAGGTAACACTGGTGCATTTGGAAACGTAAGTGGTATTTCTGGTGTATTTACTCAGTTTCTTTCAGGTGCTGTAATTACTGGTGACGCTGGCCGGTTTACAGCTATTACTGGCGTATCTGGCGTATATACCAACCTGTCTGGTGCCGCTGTCACTGGGGATACTGTTGCGGCTACTAGCATCACTGGTGTGACTGGTGTGTTTACCAGTCGTATCTCAGGTGTAACCGTAACCGGAACCACGGCAGCATTCACAACCATCAGCGGCGTATCCGGTGTATTTACCACAAATCTTTCTGGTGCAACTATTACAGGAGACAGTGTTCAAGCCTCTGGTTTAACTGCTGGCACTGGTAACTTTGTCCGTGTATCTGGAACAACCGTCACTGGTGATACGGGTGCGTTTACAAACCTCACTGGAATTGTAGGCGTATTTACAACAAGTGTTTCCGGGACCACCGTAATTAGCACAACTGTTACGGGTGCAACCGGTACGTTTACTTCGTTGACCGGTACCACAATTACGGGTACAACCGTCAATGCAACCACAGGTGTATTTAATACTCTTCAAGCGGTTAACTTAAGTTTTACCAATACAACGGTCTCCGGTAACTTAACAGTTGTAGGCTCTGGTTACTTTGGTTCTGGTGTTTCCGTAACAGGCACAATCAGCGGTATCACGGTTACTGGTACAAGTGGGCAGTTTACAAACATTACTGCTGACACAGCAAACTTTACAACTGCTACTGGCGTAACCGCAAGTTTCACAACCATCACTGGCGTTACTGTTACTGGCACCACTGCAAATTTTACTAGTGGCAACTTTGTCAGCTTTAGTGGTGGTACTTACATTGCCACGTCAGGTGTATTTGCATCCGGTACAGCCGCTAATCCCTCAATTTCTATTCTTGGAGACGCTGATACAGGGGTGTACTCTCCTGGTGCAAATCAACTAGCAATAACAACAAGTGGCACTGGCAGGCTGTTTGTTAACTCGGCAGGGAGAGTCGGGATTGGTACCGCTTCGTCGATTGCCCCCAGCGCCCCTCTTGACGATTTTCACATTGCGTCAACGGATCCTGCCGTTTTGTGGGAAGAAACAGACGCTGGTACTGATGAAAAATATTGGCGCATTCGTGCGGAAGGAAGCATTCTTCGTTTTGAAGGCATCAACGATGCGTTTAACGCAACAACTGCATGGTTAAACGTCACACGCACCACTGGCGCACGCTCTGTTGACAACATTGCGTTTAGCACTGGCACTACCGAGCGTTTGCGTATTACCTCCGCAGGCAACGTAGGGATTGGCACCAGCATTGGCACTTGGACTCCTGGAGTAACACTTGACGTGCGTTCTGGTTCCAACAACACAGCCGTCGAAGAAATTGCTGCTTTTGCACGGCCAGACGCATTAGTACGTGCATCTATCAACAAAGGCATCGTTTCTGGTAATGGCATTTCATTTGGCACTACTACAAATCATCCGCTTGCATTAAGGACAAACGCCCTTGAAAGAATTGTCATTGGCGCTACTGGCACAACAACATTAACGTCTGACGCGTCTACTGCACCGTTAATTGTCAATATCAGCGCCAGCGAAGTAGCCCGCATCGACAGCTCCGGCAGGTTGTTGGTGGGTACAAGCGCGGCGCGGTCTTTTACTGCAGGTGCTCAGCCGGCTATTCAGATTGAGTCCGCAACACTGTCTACTGGGCTAGGGATTACAACCAATCGCAATGATAGTGCTTGCAATGTTCTGCACTTTGGTAAATCACGATCTGGCACCTTGGGTGGGTTTGGCATTGTCTCTAGCGGAGACGCTGTAGGAGAGGTTCGTTTTGAGGCCGCAGACGGCTCTGCAATGATTCGCGCTGCGACTATCCAGGCTCAAGTAGACGGCACCCCCGGCGCTAACGATATGCCAGGGCGGCTTGTACTCTCCACGACCGCGGATGGTGCGAGCAGCCCGACGGAGCGGATGAGGATTGATTCATCAGGTCGCGTAGGGATTGGCACTACTAGCCCTTCTGCATTACTCGACGTTAACGGCACGCATGTCGAACCGGGTTCAATTAGGTTTTTTGCAAATGCGACTTCTTTCCTGGGAAACTCTATTGGCGTTTTAAGTGGCAACAATTTTGTATTTACACTTGGAAGCACAGAACGCGCCCGCATCGACAGCTCCGGCAGGTTGTTAGTTGGCACGTCTACTGCGCGTTCTAATTTTACAAACAGAACCGATGTAGCGCCAGCACTTCAAGTAGAAGGACTGGCAACCGCATTGGGCGATAAAGCCATTTCCATTGTATCAAGCAGTTCTGTTACTTCAAGGGGCGCTCATTTGTATATGAGCCACCAGTTGAGCGGAACTATTGGCGGAAATACAGTACTTGGGAACAATAACCAAATTGGGTTGATCTCTTTTAACGGCAGTGACGGGAGTGAGTTTGTAGAAGCTGCAACGATTGGGGCGTTTACTGACGGCACTCCTGGCACTGACGACATGCCAGGGCGGCTTGTACTCTCCACGACCGCGGATGGTGCGAGCAGCCCGACGGAGCGGATGCGGATTACGTCGGCAGGTTTGATTGGGATTGGCGCCACGAACCCTGCCACATTGCTGCATTTGTCCTCAGCAACAGGCAGTGCAACGCCCACTCCCACTGAGCTAAGGATTGCAACTACAACGGTTGCATCAGATTGGTCCGTAACCAATCCATGGGGCAGAATTAGTTTTTATAGCGAAGATGGTTCAGCTTTCGGTCCCAAAATTCATGCATCTATTGATGCGACGGCACTAACAACGGCAGGTGGAACGTCGGATATTGTATTTAGAACAAACAACAATACGAGCAATACATTAGACGCTCGAATGGTTATCAAGGGCGACTCAAGTGCTGCAGGGGCAAGGGTAGGCATTGGAACGACAAGCCCTGGCGGAGCCCTTGAAATTCAAGCTGCTGCAACAATTCACCCTTTAATTGTTCAAGGTCCGTCGAGTGAGTTTGCCCGCATTGATAGTTCTGGCAGGTTGTTGGTGGGCACTTCTACTGCTTATGGAATCAGCGGCCTAGCAACTCCTGACGTACAACTTTCCAAAGCAAATCAGGACTCCACTCTTGCAGTGACTGCATGGAAAGGAGACAGCAATGGCTTTAATCCAACGCTGCAATTCATGCGTTCGTATAACAATACAACGGGAACTCATACTGCTGTTCCAGATGGGGCCCGTTTAGGATCTATTCGTTTTGCTGGTTCTGATGGAACTGCTTTCTTTCCTGGCGCAGAAATTGTTGCAAATTCTGATGGTCAAACATGGGCTTCAGGAGATTGCCCAGGCCGCCTAGCATTCCTTACTACCGCCGACGGTGCGAGCAGTACGACGGAGCGGATGAGGATTACGAGTGACGGTTCAACTTTAATTGGTACTACGAGTACGTCAGGAGCTGTTAGCAATACTTCACTTGCCGTGGCAGGAATCTTTAGAAGTATTAGCGGGGCAACCGCATCAACTGCTTCTGCAACTCCAGTCACATTGTTCGCGTTGCCTTCTAGTGGCATTGCTACATATTTTTTAACTGTAACATTATCCCCGGCTGCCGCTGCAAGCAATTATCACGCTACTTACATGGTTGGTTGTTCCGCCAATACTGCCGTAATTCAGCCCATAAAAGCAGGCACTTCGCTTACTGTTGCTCTAAGTGGAATGAACGTGCAGGCGACTCAAACCAGCGGAGCAGCTCAAGTTATGAATTGGAGCGCTGTCAGGATGGCCTAGTAGTCCTACTCCCTAACAACCTCCTAACTTTCTCCCAATTAGGAGGTGCCTAGTCACCTTCACTAATTACCCCTGGTAAAATAAAGAAAACTTTTTAATCATGTCTGATACTTACACCTGGGGCATTGCTAACCTGGAGCGTCATCTTTCTGATGGCGCTGTGTACACTGCCCATTGGACCCTTAGTGCAGAACGGGTATTTGGCGGAGAAATTATTAGTACCGGTTCTTACGGTTCTATCGGTTTCTCTGATCCTGATCCCGATACTTTTACGCCGTACGATCAACTCACCCTGCCCCAAGTTATCACCTGGGTGCAAAATACCCTGGATACAGAAAAAGTAGCAGAAATGGAAGCTGCTCTTAGCAACCAACTTGATCAGTTGGTAACCCCTACTGATGCATCTGGTACTCCTTGGTGATTTTTTGTTATACTTTGTAAAGTCACTTGTTTAAAATGACCTGCAAAAAGTCTGAACTTGTCTCTGCCATTAATTCCTTTAGCTCTGCACGTGTTACTGGTGACGGTAACCTTATTGCTTTTGCTGGCAACTTAGTTGGCCAACTCCTTGAAACTATTGAGTTTGAACCGGAAGAGCCCGTAGAAACTACTGAGACCGAAGTCGTCGAGTGATTCGGTACACCTGACTTAGAGTTGATAAAAAGCTCTAGGTCGATGTCTATTAAACTTGTTGACGCGGCACGTTATTTCAAAGAAGAGCCCCATCAAATCGATGCGTGGAATTGGCTCCAGGCTCAGATTCCTTCTGAGGCCCTGGAGTCTTTTGCTACTAAGTATCGCACCGAGCCAAAACCTGTAGTCACTTACCTTAATACTTGGGAAGGTGTCATGAAAGCAGGAAAAGATGCTGGTGCAAAATACCCTGAATGTGTTGCTGCCCAATGGGCGCTCGAATCAAACTGGGGTAAAAATACTTCAGGCACACACAACTACTACGGCCTTAAAGGATCTGGCACAACGGTTAATACTCAAGAATTCATTAACGGTCAATGGGTAACAATAAAAGCCGGGTTTATTGACTTTCCAGATCTCTATACCTGTACTTGTTACTTA